GATCCTCGGCGAGTCGATCTCCATGTTCCCGAAGGAGACCCGGCTCAAGACCGGCCAGATCGATCCCTACGAGGGGCGCACGGAAGCCGAGCTGCTGGAGTATGTTGTACGGGGTCTCGAGAAGCTGGGGGTCGACGTTGACCGACACTTCCTTGCTCGGGCCCTCGGGCTTGACCGGACTCCGACACCTGGCCCGGATGGTCGACGGATTGAGGGAATCGGGGCTCGGGCTCTATCGCCCGGTCCCGAAGCAGCGAGCGATGCACGATCTCGGGGCGAGCTGCCGCCTGCGGCTGCTGATGGCGGGGAACCAGCAGGGCAAGAGCACGGCCGGCTCGGCGGAAACGGCCATGCACCTGACGGGCCTCTACCCTCCGGGCTGGAAGGGGCATCGGTTCCAGAAGCCCATCCGAGCCTGGGCGGCTGGCGATACGACGGTGACGACCCGTGACATCGTCCAGCGCAAGCTGCTCGGCGAGCCGGGGCAGCTCGGCACGGGGATGATCCCGAAGAGCCTGATCCTCGACATCGTCGCCGCCCGCGGCATCGGCGAGACCGCCGACTTCGTCACGATCCGACATGCCCTGGGGGGCACCTCGTACCTGGCCTTCCGCACCTATGAGCAGGGTCGCCGGAAGTGGCAGGGCGAGACCCTCGACTGGATCTGGTTCGACGAGGAGCCGCCGAACGACATCTGGACGGAGGGCCTGGCCCGGCTCTCCTCGACCTCCGGCCTCGCCCTGATCACCTTCACTCCGATGCTCGGCCTCTCCGATGTGGTGCGGGAGTTCTACCCCAACCCGCAGTCGAGCGATCGCGGTCTGGTCCAGATGCAGCTCGAGGATGCGACCCACCTCTCGGACCCAGCCAGGGAGCAGATCCTCTCGCTCTACCCGCCGCATGAGCGGGAGGCTCGCGTCCGCGGCATCCCGATGCTCGGCTCGGGCCGCATCTTCACCGTCCCGGAGTCGGACCTCGAGGTCAACCCGGCCGACCTGCGACCCGCACCCTGGTGGAGGGAGATCATCGGCCTGGACCTGGGAGCCGGGGACCACCCGACGGCCTGGTCTCGGCTGCTGCATGATCCCGAGGCAGATCGGATCTGGGTCACGGACGTGTACCGCTCCCGGGACCCGGTGCTCGCGATCCATGCCTCGGCGATCGTGCTGACCTACAAGCAGGCCCCGGTGGCCTGGCCCAAGGACGCCCTGCGCAAGGACGTGACCGCCGGCCAGCCGATGGCGGCCCTCTACCGAAAGCACGGCTGCTCGATGCTGGTCGACCACGCCCAGTTCGAGGACGGCTCCGTCTCGGTGGAAGCGGGCGTCCAGGAGATGGACGAGCGGATGCGGACGGGGCGATTCCGGGTGGCCCGCCACCTGCTCCCCTTCTGGGACGAGTACCGGACCTACCACCGCAAGGACGGGCTGATCGTTCCGGAACACGACGACGTGCTCTGCTCGGTGCGCTACGCCATGATGATGCTGCGGTACGCCAGGACCCTCTCGGGTCGGGGGCCGCGGATCGAGGACCCGATCGCCTACGATCCCTTCCATCGGGGGGTCCAGGCCCTCTAGGAGGAGTGAACATGGGTGGAGGTGGAAAGGGACCGAGCGCCTTCGAGCAGGAGCAGATGCAGCACAGAATCAATCGGGCGAAGGCGGAGGCCGAGGAACGCCGGCGCCAGCTCGCTGCGTCGGCGGGAATCCTCTCGACGGCCTTCAACCTGGGGACCCTCATCAACCCGCGAGACCGGGCGGGTGGTATGGGAGCCCGGGCCTTCGGCTCGAGGGGCTGATGGCGCAGGAATCGGACGGCGAGCGGGCTCGCAGGCTGAAGTTCCAGGAGCAGGACCGGATGGCCAACCCCTGGACCTCCAAGGGCCTCGTCACCCGGATGGCGGAAAGGTCCCGAACCAAGGGGGCCTGGGTGCCACGTGGCTTCGGCAGCGTGAGGTAGCCATGGCTCCGATCATCCCGATCGTGATCGCCGCAGCCCAGGCTGCCGCTTCAGCGGCCGCCGCCGCGGGCTCGGCCATCGCCGGGGGCCTGGGTGCCCTCGGCCTGGGAGGGACCGCCGGTGCGACGGGTGCAGCTACGGGCGCTGGGGCAGGCGTTGGCGCGGGTGCGGGTGCTGGCGTGGGTGCGGGTGCTGGAGTGGGTGCAGGCGCTGGTGCGGGCGCTGCGGGGGGAACCATCGCCCCCGGAGCCATCGGCGCCGGAGCCGGAATCACTGGAGCTACCCCGACCGTTCTCCCTGCTGCGGCCTCCGTTGTCCCCGCTGGAGCCGCACAGGCGGCCACGCCGGTCGGGGCAACGCTGGTGACCGGAGCGGCCCCGACCGCCACAGGATACGGAGCCGGAGCGGGTGCACCTGGGGGCGGTCTGCTCGGGGAGGCCGGGAAGAGTCTGCTCGTCGCCGGGCTCGCCACGGGCGTCGGGGAGGGCATTCGGGCTGCCAACCAGCCGGACGACTTCGAGATGCCTGCGGACACGACCGGGGAGACCCTGGCCCGCCAGGCGGTGCGCCAGGAGGAGATCCAGGCGTCGAAGGCCCGGCGAGGTCTCGGCCCGGGCCGGGCGACGCTCTCTCGAGGCGCAGCCGGCCTGGGCAGATTCTAGGTGGCCATCTCCGAGCACCACCGTGGCTTCCGAAGTAGCCCCAGGTCCAGGGGGGAGCTGCGAGGCCAGAGGCTGCGCCAGAAGGGTCGGCAGCGGTCGGCGATCGTCACGACCACCGGGCCGCTCCAGGAGCAACCGCCTGTCGGGGAAGGCCCGAGTCCGGGCTCTCGGCAGAAGAGGAGCCGCTGATGGCGAGGAAGTGGATCGACCGGGCGATCCAGCGCAAGGGAGCCTTCCGGGCGAAGGCGAAGAAGGCGGGGAAGAGCACCCGTGCCTTCGCCTCCCAGGTGATGTCGAACCCCGAAAAGTACGACCCCCGCACCCGGCGTCAGGCGGCCTTGGCCAGGACGCTGATCTCGATGCACTCACCCCGATGATGTTCGAGAAGCCGGCCGAGGTCCTCGACTACGTGGGCACCCTGCGCTCCGAGCGGGGCCAGTGGGAAGCCGTCTGGCAGGAAATCTCGGACCACCTGGTCGGCACCGGGCAGTTCACCGCCGAGAGGACGCAGGGCGAGAAGCGGCACCGCTTCATCTTCGACGCCACGGCGATGCAGTCGGCGCTCTTCCTGGCGGGCTCCATCCAGACCCACCTCGTTTCTCCCTCGGCCCAGTGGGTGAGCCTCACCGCCGAGGACGAGGAGCTGCTCGAGAAGCCGGATGTGCAGCGGTGGCTGGTCTCGCAGGGAAAGAAGTTGCAGCGCATGTTCCAGGACCCGAGGCGCTCCTTCGTCACCGCCTCCGCCGAGTTCATGCAGTCGCTGGTCTACTACGGGACGGGCTGCCTCTACGTCCCGGACGTAGACGGTCTGGGGCTCTACTTCCTGCACCGACCGCTGAACGAGATTTTCATCGAGGAGAACCACCTCGGCCGCATCGACGTGGTGGCCCGCTGCTTCAAGCTGACCGTCCGCAAGTTCATCCTCACCTTCGGCCAGGGCGCCTCGGAGCGGGTCGACAAGCTCTACCAGAAGGGGAAGTTCAACGAGAAGGTGGAGTGTCACCATCTCGTGTATCCACTCGAGGAGCCGAAGGACGGCAAGCCGATCCGCTCGGTCTACGTCGTGGACGGCGAGCGAGAGTTCGTGCGGGAGTCAGGCTTCTTCACGATGCCCTACATCGTCGCCCGCTGGGCGAAGGAGAGCCACGAGACCTACGGCCGCTCGCCTTCCTGGACCGCCCTCTCCGAGGGCAACACCCTGAACGAGATCACCAAGTACGTGATCAAGGGCGTCCAGAAGCAGGTCGACCCGCCGATGCTGGTCCCGGATGACGGCGTGCTCGGGGTGGTCAAGACCACGCCGGGAGGCATGAACGTCTACCGGGCTGGCCTCTTCCGGGAGGACATGATCCGCCCGATCCCCGGGCCCGATCCGATCCAGGTCAACTCCACGATCGACTTCATCTCCAAGCGGCAGGCGATGGTGAAGTCGGCCTTCTTCTCCTCGATGCTCCAGATCCCGGACGACCCGAGGGCGTCGGCTACCCAGGTGATCGAGCTGGCCACTCAGTCGATGAAGCTGATGGCCCCGATGATGGGCCGGCTCGAGGTCGAGGGGATCGACCCCCTCGTCACCCGGGCCTTCGACGTGGCCTGGCGCAACGGCGAGTTCGAGCCGCCGCCGAATGAGCTGCAGGGCAGGGCCATCCGCACGGTGTTCCACTCCCCGGTGATCCGGGCTCAGCTTGCCTCCGAGGCCCGCTCGATCCTGGAAGTCTGGCAGTCGGCGGGCCAGATCGGCTCGGTGGAGCCGTCGGCGATCGACATGCTGGACCCGGACGAGAGCATGAAGGCGATCCACAAGGCGTCTGGGGCCCCGCCCGAGATCCTCCGCACCGACGAGGCGATCCAGACGGTGCGAGAGGCCCGCCAGCAGGTGGCCGAGCAGCAGATGGCGCTCCAGGCGGTGGAGAAGATCGGGAAGCTGGCGCCCAAGATGGCGAACGGCGGCATCCCACAGTAGGATCTCCCGTGGTGGCTGACGACGACCAGCGACAGGAACTCGCGGCCCACTACCGGAGCTGCTTCAGCAGCCCGTCCGGGTCCGAGGTGCTCAAGGACCTCTCCGCCTTCACCGGCGACGAGCACGACCTCTACTCGGACAACTCGATGGACACGGCCTACCGGCTCGGAATGCGGCGGGTGCTCCTCCGCATCCGAGCCCTCATGAAGGGAGTGGAGGGATGATGGGCGTGAAGCAGCTCGAGCTGGACGAGGAGTCGATGGTCCAGATCGTGAACGAGTACATGACCAGGAACATGCCCCGTCTCGGCATCTGCACCCAGGTGCGGCCGATGGAGGGGAAGTTTCGGATCGAGCTGGTGGAACGGCAGGAGGAGCCTCCGTCGTTCCCGACGCCGACGACGCCGAATGCTGCTCCGACTCCTGGTGAGCCGGTCGTCAGGCTCATGCGGCAGGAGGGCGTGAAGTGAGTGCACCCCACCCCAGCGATGTGGGCTCCCAGGGAGCGGCCGGCTCGCCGGCTGATCCCGGCTCCGCAACGGGAGCCAGCGGGCAGCCGGCCTCCCCCTGGACCTCTCTCCCGGAGGACATCCGGGAGAATCCGGCCATCACGAGACACAAGGACGTGTCCTCGCTGGCCAAGGAGTACGTGAATCTCCAGTCGGTGGTCGGCCGGAAGGGCGTCGTCCTGCCGAAGGAAGGAGACGAGCAGGATGCAGCCCGCTTCTGGAAGGAGCTGGGCTGGCCAGAGAAGCCGGACGAGTACGGGGTCAACGAGATCCCGGTGCCCGAGGGCCTGCCGTGGGATGCAGACTTCGCCCAGCTGATGCTCAGCGAGATGCACAAGGCCCACCTCACCAAGGAGCAGGCCAGGGCCGTCTTCCAGTCGTACCTTCAGCACGATGCCGATCGCTGGTCGAAGCATCTGGTTGCCCAGGAACAGGCTGCCGGGCAGACGGCCCAGATGCTCCGCAAGGAGTGGGGAATCGCCTACAACCAGAACATCAGCCTGGCCGGTAAGACCTTCGCCTCCGTCTTCGGGTCGGACTTCCCGGACATCGACCAGGTTGTGCTCGCCGACGGGAGGCGCCTGGGAGACGATCCACGCTTCCTCAAGGCCATGCTGGTGATCGGCCGCAAGCTCGGCGAGGACTCGCTCCTGGTCTCCTCGGGCACCGGCTCCGAGCGGATCATGAGCCCGGACGAGGCGAAGGCCGAGTACGACAAGCTGATGGCGGACGCGGACTTCCGCAAAGACCTCTACGACAAGCACAGCCCTGGCCACGCTGCCGCGGTGCAGCGCCAGGACGCCCTGTTCCGACAGCAGTTCCCGCCCAAGCCGGAAGGTGCTTGACAGGCCGCTCCCTTCGGGGTTAGGGTGAGGTCGTCGGGCAGCTCCTTCGGGAGTCCGACGGCCTACCCAGCCTCAGGGGAGTCGAGGGTCCGGCCAGGCCGGGCAGCCCCAGACGATGGTGATCCAAGCCCATCGCGAAGGGGATGCTCATGTCTGCCCAGGTCGAAACCCATTTCGTACAGCAGTTCACCACCGGCGTCTTCCACCTCGCCCAGCAGATGGGCTCGAGGCTGCGAGGCGCCGTCGAGATCGAGTCGAGCATCAAGGGAGACCGGGTCTTCTTCGATCAGCTCGACAAGGTCTCGGCCTCCAAGCTGCTCGGCCGGCACACCGACACCTCGTACACCGAGGTGCCGCACAAGCGCCGGATGCTGACGCTGAACACCTACGCCATCGCCGAGCTGGTCAACGACATCGACAAGATCAAGACCCTGAACGACCCGACGAACCCCTACGCCAAGGCGTTCGCCAACGCTCTGGGTCGGGCAATGGACGACGAGATCATCGCTGCGGCCTTCGGCGATGCCCAGATCGGGGTCGACGGCCTCTCGCAGGAGCTGTGGTCGTCGCTCACCACGCAGGTGATCGCGTCCAACTCCGAGGGGCTGACGGTCCCGAAGCTGCTCCAGGCCCGCCGGATCTTCTCGGAGTCGGAGGACGAGGCAGACGGCCTCACCGTCGTCTGTGCCGCCAAGCAGATCGAGGACCTGCTGAACACGGTCGAGGTCACGTCGGCCGACTTCAACACCGTCCGAGCCCTGGTCCGTGGCGAACTCGACACCTTCCTGGGCTTCCAGTTCATCCGCTCGGAGCGCCTGGCGGTGAACGCCTCGTCGGAGCGGCGGGTGATCGCCTTCGCCAAGTCCGCCCTGAAGCTCGGGATCGGGAAGGACATCACGGGTCGGATCGAGGAACTCCCGACCAAGAACTACGAGACCCAGGTCTACTACAAGATGCACATCGGTGCGACCCGAATGCGGCCGACCGGCGTGATCGAGATCGCCTGCCTCGAGTAGGCGCTAGGGGCGGGGACGCCCAAGGAGAACGACGATGACGGTCTGGTATTCCGATCACTTCGGGGCCGATGGGATCGCCGACAGCACGCCGGCACTCCCCTCCAAGCTGAGGGACGCAGGGATCACCCACAGCCGGATGCGGGTGAAGCGGATGCAGATTTCGCTGGCGGGGGCCTCCCCGACGCCTGCGGTCAACGACGTGCTCAGGCTCGGGCAGTTCAAGCCGACCGACCGGATCTATCAGGTCTTCGCCAACGTGGAGACCGTGATGGGCACGGCCGGTACCTGCACCCTCGGCTTCCACGAGTCGGGGGCCCGCAACAACGGGGCGGTCGCAGACGCCGACGTGCTCTCGGCCTCGGTCAACCTGAACTCGGTCGCCCGGGCGGACACCCTGCCCTCGGCCACGATCGAGAATGCCGACCGGGGGCGACCCCTCTACGAGTGGCTGGACGAGGCTCGTGGCGACACGGTCTACTCGACCAGCAAGCGGGATGTCTCGCTGGACCTGACGGCCACGCTGGCGGGAACCCTGGCCGCCGCGGGCGTCTTCATCTTCGAGGTCTGGTACGTCTCGGGCGACTAGCCGTCAGCCACCACTGCGGAGAGCGCCGGAGCCGGGGCCGGTCATGCTAGGATGGGCGCATGGCCGGCCCTCTCGCTTCTGAGACCGAGGTCGTCAATCTGTCCCTGGCCAAGCTGGGACACCCGCAGATCGGGGACCTCGACGACCCCTCGGCCGAGGCAAGCCTGATCCGGGCCATCTGGGCGACCTGCCGGGATGCCACCCTCCGCTCCCACCCCTGGAACTTCGCCATCGCCAGGATCACGCTCGAGCCGGAGGTCGAAGGTCCCGTCTGGGGCTACGACTTCCGTTACCGGCTGCCGGACGATCCCTGGTGCCTGCGAGTGCTGGAGGTCCAGGATGAGGGGCGAGGCCGCATCCTGGACGCCGAGTGGAACGTCGAGGGCCGCTGGATCGTCACCAACCTGGGGTCGAAGCTGAACATCCGCTTCGTCTTCCGGGAGACGGTGGTCGAGAACTGGGACCCGCTGTTCATCGAGGCGGTCTCGGATCGACTGGCTTCTGACCTGGCGGAGGCGATCATCAAGAGCGCCGAAGCCCAGGAGCGGTTCTTCCGCCGCTACGAGAAGAGGATCGCCGAGGCCAGAAGCATGGACGGGATGGAGGGAACCCCGCCCGTGATCGAGGACCTCGAGCTGATCGCGGTGCGGTAGTGCCGGAGCAGGTCTTCCATCAGCCCGGCCTCAACGGCGGCGAGCTGTCCGATCGGATGACCGCTCGCTCGGACCTGGCCATCTACGGCGTCGCCGCCAACCGGGTCCGCAACTTCATCCCGACCATCCAGGGGCCGGCGGAGATGCGCCCGGGCACCCGTTACGTCCGCACGCTCGATCCGAACCTCCGCTCCCGGGTGATCCACTTCCGCTTCTCCCGCACGGAGAGCTTCTGCCTGGAGTTCTCGAGCCGAAGGCTGCGGATCTACCGGGACTTCGAGCAGGTCCAGGTCTCGGCCAAGGACTTCCGGCA